CTACTCCGTACTCATGGAGAAGATTCTTTCAAAATGTTAATGATTTGGAATTTTGATCCAAGTGTAGTTTCTGTACTACCAGAAGGTACTGTTCCTTATCAACCTGTGGATACTGCTGAATTGGCAGATCCAAGTAAGGGAGTTCCATCAAGAACTACTCTTCGCAATTGTGGTAATCAATTTTATCGTTTTGTGAAAGGTGGTGATGACCAACTCAATAAGATAAAGAGAGAAACTATCTTTATTAATTTGTTAGAGACTCTTCCTCAAGCAGAGGCTGAGATTCTTATTCTTGTAAAGGATAAGTTATTGGGAACCAAGTATGGTATCACTAAGGAATTGGTATCATTAACATGGCCAGAAATCACATGGGGGAACCGTAGTTGAAAATCATTCACGAAGATTGCGATCCTAAACTAGCCCAAGACAAGAAACTTCCTTATACAGCATATCTCGTAGAGTATGTTAAGGAAGTGGAGGTCGAGGGTAAGAAAGAAGATAAAACTTCTTATGACATTACTATATGTCAGAAACAGGTGGATATGTTCGACCACTATTATGACAAGTACAAGAAAGGTTTGAAGAAGTGGACACAGACTGAAGGGCAGATGAACCCTAAACTCTGGAGAGACAGTATGATCAGACCAGAGACAGAGAAAAAACCTAAAAAACCACAGAAGAAAAAGTAATGGGTGAATATTCAGGATCCTCTCCTATGGGAGATGGCAGAAATGTTGCTGGAAGTAAGTACAGTGGCGATGCCAAACAAGGCAAGGTGGAGATGAATGCCGAGGAGTATAAGAGATTAATGAAAAAATATAAGAAGACAAAGAGATATATGAAGTCTAATTTATTTGCTGTAAAGACTATGGATGGCACAGAACAATATGTGTCACAACTACTGAAGGAAGCAGATGAGATCGAAACTGAAAGTTTATGATGATTTTTTGAATCCTGAAGAATACGAGAATGTTCGTAAACTGATGATGGATGATAACCTGATGAACTGGAACTTTTCAGATGGCATAAACATGCCTAAAGATGGAAAGTACCAGTTTTGTCATATTTTTTATCACCAATATCAACCTAGAAGTGAATTCTGGGGTGGTCTCACACCCATTATAGAGAGGATAGATCCATCAGCAATTGCTAGGATTAAGGCCAATCTAAATATGAGAACACCTGAAATTGAGGAGTATGAATTGCATACTGACTTTGACGATGCTATCACTTCGATTTATTATGTGAATACCAATAATGGTTACACTAGATTTGAAGATGGTACAAAGGTTGACAGTATAGCCAATCGTATGTTAGTATTTGATTCTAACATGAAACATGCTGGAACATCATGCACAGATGAACTTCGTAGGTGTTTAATCAACTTCAATTATTACGTCTAAAATGCAACCCGATAGAGAAAGATTAAAACTAATTTACAAGAACCTAAGATCTCTTGTAGATGCACTGGAATCAGAGATTTACTCAAATACAGATTCTTATACTATCCGATCCAATGTAAAGGAAAAAGTCACTTATGGCGACCAGATAGAAGAATTATGAATGTACAATTAGTTAATGTTACTCCTGATGCGGAGAAAACTATGGCATACATTGCCAGAGTATCTAACCCTAATAATCAGGACAATGAAAAATTTGCAGGTCTTTTAAATTATTGTATCAATCATAATCATTGGTCAGTTTTTGAACAGTCCTCTATGACACTGGAGATCGAGACTACTCGTGCCATTGCTGCACAAGTATTACGTCACAGGTCTTTTACTTTCCAAGAGTTTAGTCAGAGATATGCTGATAGTACAGCATTAGGTAAGATCCCATTGCCTGATCTTAGGAGACAGGATACAAAGAATCGTCAAAACTCGACAGACGACTTGGATCCAGAACTTATAGATAAGTTGGAAAGACAGACTAAAACATTGTTTAGTTCTTGTGAGTCATTATATACTCAAATGCTTGAGTGTGGTGTTGCAAAGGAATGTGCCAGAATGGTTCTACCCCTTGCCACACCGACTAGAATCTACATGACTGGTTCATGTCGTTCTTGGATACATTATATCTCATTGAGGACTGCCAATGGTACTCAAAAGGAACATATGGATATTGCAAATGCTTGTAAAGATGTATTTGTTACACAGTTTCCTGTTGTTTCTGAAGCTCTTGGATGGGAAAGAGATCTTGTTCAAGATTTAGTTGAGAACGTAAAAGAGGCTGCCGAGAAGGTAACAAAAGCTATGGAGGACAATTAATGGCCACCTATCCTGTAGTAAATACAAAAACAGGCGAACAGAAAGAAGTCGCCATGAGCATTAAGGAATGGGATCAATGGAGAGAAGATAATCCAGATTGGACTAGAGATTGGTCAGATCCATCTACAATGCCAGGAGTAGGTGAGGTTGGAGAATGGAGAGATAAGTTGGAGAATAAACACCCAGGCTGGAAGGAGATTACAGATAAAGCCAAGAAGGCTGGGGGAATTCAAGGACGTTTAGCAAATCGAGGTATCACCTAACATGCCAAGAAAAAAAAGAAGTAACTCCAATGATCCAATTGGAGTAGGTATGACTGCGAAACAAATGCGTCGCAAGAAACCTATCAATAATGGCATGTTGGTAGATGTAGAACCCATAACTGATAATCAAAAGATTCTTTTTGATCATTATGAAAAAGGTAAGAATCTTTTTGCCTATGGTGCAGCGGGTACAGGTAAGACTTTTATTAGTCTCTACCTTGCCCTAAAAGATGTTCTTGATGAGACGACACCTTATGATAAAATCTATATCGTTAGGTCTCTAGTCTCTACAAGAGAAATTGGTTTTCTTCCTGGCGATCATGAAGATAAATCATTCCTTTATCAGATTCCTTATAAGAATATGGTAAAGTACATGTTTGAAATGCCTTCTGATAGTGATTTCGAGATGCTCTATGGCAATTTGAAAACACAGGAGACTATTTCATTCTGGAGTACTTCATTTATCCGTGGAACAACACTTGATAATTGCATTGTCTTAGTTGATGAGATGCAAAACTTGAATTTTCACGAACTTGATAGTATAATAACAAGAGTTGGAGATAACTGTAAAATAATGTTTTGCGGTGACTCTACTCAAACAGATCTTACAAAATCATATGAGAAGAATGGCATCTTAGATTTTAAACGTATCATTGAGATCATGGAAGATGATTTCGGTGTTGTTGAATTCGGTATAGATGACATTGTTCGCTCTGGTCTAGTAAGAAACTATTTGGTTACTAAACTTGCTCTTTCTTTATGACGTTTGTTCATTTAAATAAACTCGGTGATTTTGAGTTAGAAGCCAATACTATAGATGGGGTTCGATATTATGATCTTCCCAATGGTAAGAAAGCCCCTTCTATCACCTCTGTAACTAGTTTTTATAGTCGTCAGACTTTTATTAATTGGCGTAAAAAAATAGGTGAAGAGGAAGCTAACAAGATTACGAAAGTATCTACTGATAGAGGTACAAGATTTCACAATCTAGTGGAACAATATCTTTTAAACAAGGATATTAATACTATAGATGGTGTACTACCAACGACTAAGGCGTTGTTTGTTGCGGCTAAAGATTCTTTAGACAATATAAATAATATACATGCTTTGGAAAAACCACTGTATTCTGAATACTTTGGCATTGCTGGTAGAGTTGACTGTATTGCAGAATACAATGGCGAGTTAGCCATAATAGACTTCAAGACATCCAAAAAAATCAAACCTGAGAAGTGGTTGGAAAACTATTTCGTACAAGAAACTGCATACGCATGTATGTACTACGAAATGACAGGCACTGCTGTAGAAAAGATCGTAACCTTAATGGTTGCTGATAATGGAGATGTTAAAGTTTATGAAAAACGCAACAAAGGTGAGTATATTAAGCTTCTTACCAAGTATATCAAAGAATTCGTCACCCACAAACTTAGTGAGTATGGAGAAAGAAGTTAACGAGTTATTGCAAGAGAAATTTCTCTGTCAGAATAAGTTTACAAGTGATATTGAACAACTTGTGCTTAAGTCTGAACTCAATTATATTGAGGCAATTATTAGTTACTGCGAAGAAAAAAACATTGAATTTGAGTCTGTAGGGAAATTAATTTCCAAACCTCTTAAAGACAAGTTAAAAGCAGAAGCTACAGAATTAAATTACCTTAAGAGAACTTCTAGATCTAAATTACCGATATGATTTTTTGGATTGGTTTCACTCTCATGTTTTTTAATGAGGGTTTTGTTATGATGAGGCACGTATCACCGTGGTTCGCCAAAAGACGAGATGGTTTCATCAAAAGATTTGGTGATAACATGTGGTATAGACTTCATGGTACTTTAGATTGGTTATGGATATCATTCGTAACCTGTGGTTTAATTGTCAACCCTAATAGGGTATTACATATAATAGCGTTAGCTATTTTTTGGGGTCTTTCCTTCGGAATATTCTACCTCCCAAGGTGGATAAAAAGACGCTAAACCCTTATAAATACTAGTACATCAGAGTTATAACATGAGTGATTTTTTCAAGTCTCCTGTAGTTCGTGCTGCTATGGCAGAGATACAGGAATTACAAGAAAATATTATGGGTGGTATTGTTTCCACTGGTTTTAAAACCAAACCTAGCAGTGATGCTGGAAGGAAACATATTTCTGATATGAAAAAACTTCTCGATAAACAGAGAAACTTTATGTTTCGTCTGAAATTGGAGAAGGATGATCCTGATGCTGTTGAGATGAGAGAACAGATCTTAGAATCTGCAAAGTTTCTAGGTCTACAACCTGGCCAAGATATCAATTCATTTTTTGATCTCATGAGTCAAACCTTAGAAAAGTTGGAAAAGAACTTGCCTAAGGACTGATTATTCGGTATAATACAAACAATCCTAACAAATACAAAACATACGGAGAATACTAAATGTCATTTGCTGCATTAAAGAAACAATCTAAGGCAGGGTCTCTCACAGAGAGATTAATGAAAAAAGTTGAGAAACTCAACGAAAAAGGTGGTAAGAATGTTGATGAACGTCTTTGGAAACCAGCTGTAGATAAGGCAGGTAACGGATACGCAGTTATTCGATTCCTTCCTGCACATGCTAATTGTGAACTTCCTTGGTCACAAGTTTGGAGTCATGCCTTTCAAGGGCCTGGTGGTTGGTATATTGAAAACTCTTTGACTACACTTGGTAAAGATGACCCTGTTGGTGAACTTAACAGGAGTCTGTGGAATAGTGGTAGAGAGTCTGATAAAGATATTGCACGTAAGCAGAAGCGTAAGCTTTCTTACTATGCAAACGTTTATGTTGTGAAGGATTCAAGTAATCCTGAGAATGAAGGAGGAGTATTCCTTTATAAGTTCGGTAAGAAGATCTTTGATAAGATCACTGCTTCTATGCAACCAGAGTTTGAGGATGAAGAACCAATTAATCCTTTTGATTTCTGGAAAGGTGCTAACTTCAAGTTGAAGATTAAACAGGTTGCAGGATTCTGGAACTATGATAGTTCAGAGTTCGGTAAGGTTGAGGCACTATTAGATGATGATGAGAAGCTAGAGGAGATCTACAATAAGATCTACGACCTCAGTGAGTTCACCGCTGAAGATCAGTTCAAACCATATGAGGCTCTGAAGACTCGTCTTGACACAGTTCTTGGTTCTAAACTACCAACTGGTTCATTACGTTATCAGGATCCAGAGGTTGCTGATGAGGACAACCATCGTGAGGTGGCGGCTCCTGTTGATGAGGAGTTAGAAAAGATCGCTGCTGCGGCAACGAATCAAACAACGGAAGATGAAGACGATGCTCTTTCGTACTTCCAACAGTTAGCAGAAAGTTAACTATATAAGAGACCCGAAAGGGTCTCTTTTTTTTGTCTATGGAACTTAAATTCGGCACTAATTTTGCTATAGGAGTGGTTGATCTTCCTATAGTTTTGCCTGTTTTGGCAAAGACTTGTTTAGAACAAGAAAAGGAACTTTTAAAGTTACCTTGGGATGGTACTAGTGGGACTACTGGATTGAACGAGAATCATGTTTCCACTAGGTCGTTGCAATATAATTTGTTTGATTGGTATACACATGAAACCCAGAAGTTACATATATGGGCATTGGAATCTCTCCAAAAGTATAATGATAAGTTAGGAAACCCTCCCATCTCAGATGTTCATGTACGAGCTTGGTTGAACGTTCTTAGAAAAGGAGAATCCATAAAAAAACATCATCATTACGATGATGGTTATTTGAGTGCCAATTTTATAGTACAATGTGATAAGACTTGTACTTGTTATGATCCAATAGTAGAAGAGAATGTTGCTGGAAGATTTACAATATTCCCCTCATATGTTCCACATTACACTACAGAACATACTTCCGAAAAGGAAAGAATTTCAATAGCAATGGATTTTATTGTCCGCTGAGTCTTGGGTTATATGTTACTTTCTCTGTTCTAGAAATAAACTGAGAAGATTTCTTATACGTCATTATTTTAGACATATCACTTACAACAGTATCTAAGAAGTCATCTTTCAGTATTTTTATTCTTCTTTTGGCATCATTTAGTTCTTCTTCATACTGGTAGTTAGTAATTGAGAATACGTTACCGTGAGTAACTATATTGCCATTACTATCTCTAACTGTACCTGCATCATCTACTGAGGCCATATCATTTAGTTGAACTGATCCCCTTAATTCAACTTCTTCTTGTCTTACTTTGTTTCTTTCTAGATAACTGCAATTAAAGTTAGAGTCTACTACTAACCCTTCGGGTAGTACGACTCTAGCATAGTCATCTATAAACAATTCAGTTAGATAGTGGTGAGTTTCTGCTAATTTTTCTTCACTACCATATTTGTCTAATACATATTTCTTAAAATCATAATCAGTAAGAGGCCATTGGTCTCTTATTTTAGTAATATTATTTGTAATAAGGACAACCCAATCAAAACGAGGATCTCCATATACTTTTTCTGCAACCTCTTCTGGCCTTTGGTTGCCTTGAATCATATAGTCTGCAAAAGCAGTGACGACACTCATCATATCGTCACGAATTTTAGGTCTTTTGAAGATATTTTTTACAGCTACATATTCATCGTTAGATGACCTATCGGTCATTCGAGAGACGTAGAGTAAATCTGGGAAGTATGAAAAATAACCTTGCATTTTAGTAACCTACGTCTGAACTATTTGGATCATTCTGTTTGATTAGACAGATAGGCATTAAGTCGCCAGTATCACCATCTTTATTTGGATCATGTTTTCTCCCTCTAGCAACATCAGGACTGTAATCTGTGTTGTATATTGGTTCTAATTCTTGGAAAGTTAATTGCATTTCCACAGAAGTAGGCATACCACCTTCATATGACATCCATCTTGCTTCGGGTGTATAACCAACATTACACATAGTTAATGCACATGGTTTGAATTTATGTAGACCAAGGATATCTTTATTACCACTAGTTACGAAACGTAGTCTGAATATATTTGGTGTTCCTAGAAATAATGAAGGGCCACCAGCTTTACCTGTTCCTGAGTTATCAAAAATGCCAGAATTCATTTTCTTTAATTTTCTAGGTGCAGACCATTGCTTAAATGCACGGAGGATCATTCTTACGTTATGAGCTTCCCAAGCACTTCTTGGAGTTAGTGTCCATGAGTAATTGAAAGTTCTAAGTCCTACGCCAGTGAATAAAAGTTCTGTGTTTGAGTTTGCTACAATACCTACACTTCTCTTTAGGATATCCTCTGGACTAACTTCGGTTCCCATCTTGGATGCTAGTTGACTTATATGGTTTGCCATCATCTGAGTCCTACCACTCTTCTGTGACACCATCTCCATTTGTTGTGACATTTTTCTCATAGGGCCACCCATTCCTAAGAAATCATTGGTGAGCCAACTAGTCCATGCTCTTTTACTTGATCCTTGGATAGCACCTAGAGCTTGAGTATTCATTTCCTCAGCAGCCCATTCTCTTTTATTTGATTCTTGGATCTGATTAGGCATAGGTAGTTTAATTCCAGCACCCAATTTCTTTTTGTATGGAGTTTGTCTTGCTGCACCATAGGCTAAACCACTTCTTTTTCCCCCTATGACATTGTTAACTACGTTCGATGCAGGATTGCCACTAATACCATCAGCACCATACTTACCACCAGTAGTTGCTGCATATGGGGCTTGATATGAGTAACACTGGAAGTACATATGATCCATAGTAGATGACATATCCATAGGATATTTCACAATCTTCTTGAACATTATGTCATCAGGATTTTCAAATCCTTTGGCAAAACTTTCGGCCTGTTCTTGACCACCACTACCATATCCGCCAGGTGTAACTATATCAAGAAAGTTACCAAAGAGTTTTAACCTGTTTTCTACTTGTGATCTAAAAACACCTGTAGCAACTTTACTGAAGCCAGATTTTACTGTCTTCCACCACATATTGCCTTCTTGTTCATTTCTGGTATTGGCAACTTCCTTATTAACTACTTCGTTTTGTTTCCAACTACCAAAGTCATTGTAACTTTCTTCTATTTCATCAGGAGCATTTGTAGTTTTTTCCCAAGCTTGGCGTGGTTCTCCTGTAGCGGCTTTATGTCTTCTTACTGCATTTTTTATTTGTATGTCATGCTTTGCTTGTTTCTCTGCACTTAAGTATTCTGGGTTTGGAGCTCCATTGATAGTTTCTGGAGTTATTTCATTTTTATCCCATTTTCCATCCTTGTATAATGGGTTTCTATTTTGCAATTCTCTACCAGTCTCATCAACAGGTACAAGTATGACCTCTTCGCCACTCTTATGAAATACCTTATATTTTTCTATTCGTCCGTTTGGTTTTCCTTGCTTTACTTCATCGCCAATAAAAACTTCATCGCCACTCTCTGAGTCAGTTACCAGAGCTGTGACATACCCTTCTTTAAAATCAACACGATCACCAGTGATGTTTACGTTATATTGTTCCTGAAGAGTTTGATAATTGATGGTAGTTGCCATTATTTACGCCAGTTGTATGCTTTATGTTTGGGGTATTTTCGGCCACTTTTATGTATAAATTTTTCAGTAGGTAGGAGTGATATTCCTGCCCAATCTTCATCATGAGGTACTCTATGTAGGTTACCAATACCAGAATAATGGTACTTATGTAAACTGTTTTTAGGTACTACCGTACCTTTATTTAGTAAGCCATTTGCAACGGAGTCTCTATAGTCGGGATTTATATAATGTAAGTTGCATCCTAACCACCCATCACTATCAATTCTCATTACAACGGCTAAGGGTTGAACGTCCCAGAATTCATATCTATCTGGGTGTGTTACACCATATGAAAAGAAGTACATGCCACCTTCTTCAAACCCATTTGTGTCACTAAGACTTACATTATCTTCTTGCACACTTGATAAGGCATTTTCTAATTGAGAAACGTACCAGTCTCCACTTCTATTCTTTTTGCCAGCTGCCTGACGGATTTCTTCTGCGATCATGATATTCCTAGTTCTTTTTCTGTCATGATTCTGAATTCATATTTTCTGTCAGCACAGTAGGCCTCTGCTGCTTTGAATTTTGCTTGATTAACAACGTATGTTTGTACTTCATATGCCCATGATTTAGTTCTCTTTTTGGGGTTCTTCTTGGGCATTTTGAGTTGTTTTGCTGGTTTAACTTCAATGACAACATTTCTCATTTTTCCTAGTGCATCTCTATATTTGATAAAGAAGTCTGGGAAGTATCTATGTACTCTATTATCTAATGGACTCTTATATGGAATCCAGAATTCTTCAGATTGCCATTGACTAATGTTTTCCGTCAGATCACAATATTCCATGAATTTCTTTTCCCAAAGTGATCTATAAATGATCTGTGTTGGGTCACCTTTATACTTCTTAGGTCGTTTTGGACGAAATTTGCCTTTATAAGCCATAAAAACTCATATACATAGTATGGTAGAAGTCATAGTTTTATTTAGATGTCTAAGTCCCAAGACCGTTACTTTAATCAGAATGAATTGGTAGCACGGACAACAAGCGCTGACCTAGAGTCTGACTCGTCATTTTATAATGAGGATTCATTCAGGGAACTACAGAGTTTTCAGGAATCTCTTGGTGCCCCAGCTTTATCAAACTTCTTCAAGGTGACTATGGATCTTGCGAGTTCACCGCCTGATGCTACAAGACAGTTTCCTGGCGATGAGGTATCTGGACAAGAAGGATCTAAACTTGCAGGAAATTTAGACCAATGGTTGACTAGTGCTGGAGTATTAGGGCCAAACGATCCCAAACTTAGGTATGAAATGTTATGCAATACTGCTATGTTGCCTGGAACCAGTATGTCGGTTTCTGAGGAAATAGGTAGTAGACAAGGAATAAAAGAAAGATTTGCAGTACAGAGAGAATATACAGATATTTCTCTAGGTTTTTATGTGTCTTCGGATTATAAGATTCTGAAATTATTTCAGGAGTGGATGAATTATATGAATCCACTGTATGTTGGCCAAAAGGGAGTACCTATTCCAACAGCATTTCCTGGCGGTTATCCTAGTAATGATGAGTCATATGCATATCATAGATTTAGGTATCCTGATCAATATAAGAAGAATCTATCAGTTACTAAGTTTGAGAGAAATCTGGGAACTGGTGGTAAGAAAGGTGGTAGATATAATATTTCTGGTGTTGGTAGACAGGGAGAAGAGTATAAACCTGATGCTATGACTTATGTTTTTGTAAATGCTTTTCCTATATCTATAGAGGATATTCCTTTAAACTATCAGGCTGGACAAGTTTTGGATTGCCAAGTACAGTTCACTTATGATAGGTACTATATTGTCAATAGTGGAGGTAGTGCGAGTAAGCCTCCAAATCCAACAGGAGGAGAATTAACTCAAAGTAATTCTAGACAACCAGATATGAAGTCTGGAAAGTCTCGTAGGGGAAGATTTCTTCAAAAATTATTTTCAAGGTAAACCCCTCTAAATAATAACGAATAATTACTAAATTATGCCTTTACCAAAAATCCATACGGCTGAGTATGAGTTGCAATTGCCTTCAAATGGAAAGAAGATTAAATACAGACCCTTTCTAGTTAAAGAAGAGAAGATTCTTATACTTTCGCTTGAAACCGAAGATCAAAAACAAATAACTAATGCTGTTAAACAAGTTCTAAAGAATTGTGTTATAACTAAGGGTATTAAAATTGATCAATTACCAAGTTTTGATATCGAATATCTATTCTTAAATATTCGTGGTAAATCTGTTGGTGAATCAATTGAACTCCTTGTTACATGTGGTGATGATGGCAAAACAGAAGTACCTGTTGCTGTTGCTATCGATGAGATTCTAGTTGAAAAAAGTGATGATCACAGTCCTGATGTTCAATTGGATGACAATTACAGTGTGAGGATGAAGTATCCTTCAATGAATCAATTCATCGAAACTAACTTTAATCAAGATAGTGATGATGCAGTTGACCAGTCATTTGAAATCATTGCTTCATGTATTGATAGTGTTTACAATGATGAGGAGGTATTTGCTGCTTCTGATTGTACTAAAAAAGAATTAAAAGAGTGGGTAGAATCTCTTACCTCTTCGCAGTTTGCTAAGATTGAAGAGTTCTTTGAGACAATGCCTAAGTTGACTCATACTCTTGAGGTTACTAATCCCAATACTAAGAAGAAGAATACTATAGTACTAGAGGGTCTAACTGATTTTTTCGGTTAAGTATGTCTCATATTGATCTTGAGACATACTTCAGAATCAACTTCGCTCTAATGCAGTACCATAAATATTCATTGTGGGATATAGAAAATATGCCTCCGTGGGAACGAGACATCTATGTTGGACTTCTTAGATTACATATCGAGGAAGAAAACCTAAAACAAAAACAGAGAGAAGCACAAGCAAATGCCGGCTAAATTTTCATCTAAAATGTTTAAAGCACCCAAAGTTGGGAAGGGTGTGTCTAGCGTTAAGAAGAAGAGTAGTCTTTTTAATAAGTCAGCGAAGGGAACCAGAAAGAGTATATACGGTGCAAAGGTTAAGGGTAAGAATATATTAAAAGGTACTGGTAAGAAGATTGGGCCTATTAGACCAGACCTTAAAGAAGGTGGCGTAAGAAAGATCAATAGACTGGTAGAGACTAGAGTTCAGAACCTTATTCCAAAACTATCACAAAAGATTGAAACCAAAGTAGATTCCTTTGATCCTAACAAGTTCATGGGTAAGATCTTTGATGGTGGATTGGGTTCACTGAGAGGATTTGGGGATAGTTTGGATGGAATGAAGGGATCTATGCAGGGTACTGTAGATTTCCTTAATGAGGCAACTGAAGTTGCAAATAATTTTATAACCAAACTAGCAAAGACTAAACAGAAAAAAGGTGGTGGATTATTTGGTACATTAATAAAGGGTATTGCTCTTGCTGGAGCTGCTACTCTTGCAGCACCTGCTATAGCCAAGGTAGCATTATTTGGTGGTATAGCAACTGGTGGAGCAATGTTATGGAAGAAAGGTATTGATTTTATTAAGGGTAGATTTAAGAAAAAGAAGAAAGAGAAGAAGAAAGAGGAAACTAAAGTTAAGAAGCAAAGAAAGAATCTCTTTAGAGGTGTATTGGAGAAGTTCCATAGTACCTTGGACTTCTTGAACCCTTTGAAAAAAATGCAGAAAGGGAAGACAGTGGTTGAAACTTCTAAATCTGGATATTATACCGATTCTACAAAAGACAAACAATCAGGCATAAAAACAGATGATCTAGTTGTCTATGATACTGCTAAATCTGATCAAATCTTTACTCTAAAGATTGACTCTAAGGGAGGAAAGGTTCTTAATGGGAATGAACTTCAACAGGAAATATTAAACAAGAAGAGAGAGATAACTGACAAAGAAAGAGCTAATGATGGAATGGATAACTCTGATCTTTGGTATGAAT